CATTCATATAAAGATCAAAGTAACTTCCTGAGTGATCAGCACTAATTTTAGTATAATTTGAATCGAAATTAACTACATACTCATTAGTATCTAAATCTTTAATAGCATATAAAGATCCTTCTGGGAGGTAGTATTGAGTAGTATAAATAGAAGATGTTTGGAATGAACGTTGTGGGAATTGTGGTCTAGCGTTTATTCTAAATCTTTGAATACTCTCACTAAAGAAAAACCCAGGATTATTATCTAAAGAAGCATATATATTAGATCCTGTAATTACAGATAAAGAACCAGTTTCCCATTTAAAATCATCCCACTTAAACTCTAAGGCTGGGGGATATATAGTATGAGTATCTACTGAAAAATATTTTAAAGTAATTTGGTTATTAGGTAATGCCACAAATTCTTGTGAAGGATCTTGTCTAACAATGAATCCGTAATTGTTCCAAGAACCACTATTCCACTTTTCTACTATACCTTTAACATTAAAATTCAAATCAAGATTTGATCTATAAGAAAAAGTTTGACTAGCTTGACTACCTGTCCACCAAACACCACCACCTGGGGTATTAATAGGACTATATGAACCTGTAGTACCTGGAGCGTAACTAGCAGTTAACCATTGATTACTCCCAGATTCGTTAGTCCAAATCCAAGAAACTCCATTTGTAACTTCGGGATCACTTAAAAATCTTCCGGTACCCATATTCCAGGATTGAGATACAGCATTAGCTAATACAACTGTATTAGTTTCAATTCCCTCAACATTAGCTACAAATACTTGTAAATTAGCTGTCCAACTAGAGGTACCAATTAAACTAGCAGAAACATAAGCAATATCTGCAGAATTAAATTGAACTAAAAATCTAGAAACTTGAGGCAAATCACCATCTATTTGTAAACTTCCAGTTTTAAAGTTAGTAGTAGCTTCTATAATCTCATCTAACCCAGTATTCATACTAGGATACGCTGAGTATAGTGTAGCGTCTTGTGTGGGGAATATTTTATATACTGCCATTTTTAATTTCCTCTTCTTCCGGTTCCTCCAATTGCACCTTCACTTGGTCTTCCTACTACCCTAGGTAAAGAGCCTGCAGCTGCTAATCCTCTAGAATTTACATAATCAATGTAAGTATTTTTAGAGGTAAAGGTTTGACCAGGAAAAAATACTTGTTCTTGTCCTATTGTTGCTGAATACGCTAATCCTTTAGTTATGGGACCTCCATAAGGTAGAGGATTTTCCATATCTAAACTGGTACGATTAAATGTGTTATCTAAGGGGATTTGAGATACTGTGGTAGGATCTCCACCATTAAAGGATATATTAGAATCCCCATTTAGTAATTTGTCTCGTAGTCCCATGGTTTATTTATAAATATATTTTTTAGAAAGTTACTACACGACCAATTATATCACTGTTTGGATATTTTACTTCAAATATTGAAGGGTCAATTGAAGGGTAAATTGTATTATTTACTGTAGCACCCTGTATATCATACCCATATTGTGAATACCCTAAACTAACCCCAGCTTTATTTACTACTTCAATATTTTTTACAGTTTGTACTCCGGGTATTCTGTCTAGAATATTATATAAATCTCTTAAGATAATAGGTTGATTAATTTGCCAATTATCTATGTTAAAGAAAGTTTGTAAAGCCACAATACAAGCCGCTATAACTTCATTTGAGTTAAAGTTTGGAAGTACAATTATATCAAAATTAACCCCAATATTAATAATAAAGCCATTTTTAATATTTACAGTATCGTTTATCATACGATACTGAGATAGATAGGTTTTAAGATTATTTTTAAGAGCTGTAGAAGGTACTTCTAATTGCTTTTGATTATTGTAAGCTAAAACATAAAGATCTAATGAAGTAATTTTTTCATTAGAAGTTACCTCACTAGCTTTTTGGGGTGTAGTATATACTTTAGCTACTTGACCATATTGAGAAGGTAAACTCAAAGCTCTAACTAAATAGTCATCTTGGGTTACAGTTCTAAGTTGTGAGCTAAATTGTGAAATTGAATTTTGTCTTAATTCTTCAATTGAATCCCCGTCTCCACCCCCAGAAGCAGCAACTAAATTATCAACTGCAAATGAGTTAAATATATCTTGGGCAGTTACAGCATTTAAATTAGATTGTAAAAAATTTAAGTTACCGTTAGATAATGTATTTAAAGTACCCACTTGAACGTTTGATGATACCCCACCTCCTGTCAAATATCTCACTGTTAAAGTGGTATTAGACGGGGCTATACCATAGCTATCTGTAAACATAAAGTTATTAGGAGAATAAGCTACGTTAAGTTTATCTTGTTCAAATGGTAAACCTATACCTACGTTGTCTGGATTTGGGGTTACTTGTTCATCAAAGTCTAAAACAGTACCCGCCCCAAATTGTAACTGTAAAGTATTTGAATCTTTAAAACGAGTTACAAATCTTCTAGGAACAGTTCTTAATTGAAGTAAATAAGGAACTTGAGATTGGTCTGATGAAAAGTTAGGATCGTTAGTATTTACATTTTGTAAAGGTTCATATACCATATCCTGTCCTAAGTAATCTACTTCATACCAAATATTTCCTTGACTATCAACAATATCTAATACTTTAATAATTTGTTCATCATTAATTTCAACTGTTGGAAATTGTTGTGGTGAACCAAAGGTAAATGTTGTAGTATTAATAGTAGCTGAAATTGCTTTTCTGGTCTTTGTTAAAAGATATTTACTAGGTTGATTATTTGTAATTTGGAAAACGTTTACAACTGTAGGGTCTAATGAACTAGAGAATGAAAAATCAACAGGATCTTGTACTAAAAATGAAGGAGTACCTGTTAAAGTAGACCCAATAGCAGCATTTTCAGCTAATTTTAAAGCGTAATCAAAATCAGGTACAGTTACACTACCTGATAATTTAGCTGGGATTTGTTGATAAAATGTAAGTTCAACTCCCGCAGGACTAGTTACTTTAGGTTTGTAACCTAACATGTAAGCTAAAGTAAGAAGATTTGATTCTTCTCTAGCATATTGTAAAAAGTTTTCTTGAATTTGATTATCTAAATAAAAAGATAAAACATCACCTACATAAGCAGCCATGTCAATAAACATGGTACCAGGGGATGAAGGTCCAAAATCATTATAAGTGTTTGGGAAGTAAGTTCTAGCATAGTCTATAAGCTGTTGCTTTAGAACTGTAAAATCTTTTGCTAGATAATTTATATTTTTATTCTCAGCCATTATTGGTTAAAATTTAAACTAACTGTATCAGTTTCTCCGGATAACACAACTGTATATGTTATATTTACTTGAATTGTATTCAAATCTTCACTTCCTAATACTTCAACTTCTAATACTCTAGCTTCTGGGAAATTATTGGTTAAATCCGTTTCTATTTGAGACTTTAAAGCATCTATATTATTAGAGTTTATTTGCTCAAATATAGTTGCTCTTAAATTCCCCCCATAGTTAGGATAAAATACTCTTTCTCCTTTATTAGTTAAGAAAAAATTAATTATATTAGAATTTAATTGGGATTTAGTAGTATAAGTAGAATTAAAAACTGCATCACCCTCGCCTGAGAAAGGTAAAGCAACTCCAACAGCCCTAGCAGGTTGAGTATCTATTGGAAATTTTCTACCTATAAAAATTGCCATTATTTACCTCCCTTCATTAAGCCCATAATCATATCTAGACCTACATTACCTTCTGGTAATTTAGAGCCTTCACCTGAAGTGTTCATACCAGGAGCTACTTGCAAAGTATTAGCAGTTACACCCATTCCTCTAGCATCCATTGAGTTAAATGAAAGAGTATCTTGACCTCTTCTCATATCACCCATAATACTTTCCATCATAGCTCTTTTTTCAGCTGTGGATTTTTGTGGGATTTGAGTGGTAGGAGCGTCAACAGTTACAGGATGCATTTTATAAGCTTCCTGAATTGGTGCTTTAGGAGCACGAACAGCTTCCAAAAGGATATCTTTTAATTCCTCTTGGATAGCTTCTCTAACTGCTTCTTTGATAAATGATTTTAATTCACTTGGTTTCATCTGTTATAAATATTGAAAATTAAAGTAATTCTGTTGTAAATGCGATTCTTTCGTTAGGGGCTGAAGCTGCTGCTAACTGTTCATTTAAGTATTTATCTACTTGAAATTTTACCTCATCTACTAGGATTTGAGTACTTGCACTAAATGAATAATTTCCCACAATTTGAACAGCATCTGTAATACGAGTTGCTACTATTCTTCTACGAGGAAATGATAATGTGTTTTCTTTATCATTTTCAAGTACA